GTAGTGGATGATGGTGAAATTATGATTATTCATACTGATAACATCAATAAAATTAAAGAATGTTATAAGTCCTAGACATAGGGCTTTTTTATTGTCCAAGCATTGACGACGCGAAAAGCTATGGAAACGAGCAAGCATTGATTCTCGAAAAAAGCAATGGAGAGGAGAAACAAACATGAAAGCTACAAAATTCTTTATGCCAATGAGCTTGAAAGCATTACAAACTTTTTCCGGTGAAGGTGAAGCTGGAACTGACGAGGGTAATGAGGGTGGCACTAATCCAGCCGGCGGAACAGGCGACCCAAATAACGGCTCAAATGAAGACGAACAGGACCCAGACCCTTCCAAAGTTTTGAAGTATTCGGATGAAGATGTCAACAAACTAATTGATAAAAAATTTGCTAAATGGAACGCTGACGCTTTGGCAAAACTGGAAAAAGACAAGAGCCGTGCGTCAATGACCGAAGAAGAACGCCGAGCCGCTGAATTGGCAGAACGTGAATCAACGCTAGTTCAAAAAGAATTGAAATTTACTTTTTTGCAAAAAGCACAAGAAGAAAAAATTTCAACCGCCATTTTGGATCACGTCGATTATACTGATGCTGAAAAGGCACAAGCTTCATACGATTCCTTGAAAGCGATGATTGTCGGGATTACTGGAGACTTCGATACCCAGTTAGCTGAAGGCATTAAAGCAGGTATTGAGGAACGACTTGCCGGCCCGTCGCCATCCACTGGAACTAGCGGAACTGGGACGGTTTCCCACGGCGCTCAAATGGCTAAAGAACGAGCAGCTCAACAACAAAAAGCCCCAACTTTGAAAGGTTGGGAATAGGAGGAATAATCAATGGTCTTTGTTAAAAATCCAAAATTACAAGTAAAAGACATCAATTTTTTGAAATCAGCACGGTTTACTAGCTTTACGTATCAAGCTGAAACTGCCGCAGAGGGTGTAGTTGATGGCGTATTACCAGCCGGCTCAATTTATCCTAAGAACGATGCAACAGCAATCGGCGTAACGATTAATGATGTTGATGTATCAAACGGTGCTCAACCAGTTGGCGTTATTGTCGCAGGTCATTTGCTATTCGACCGTTTGCCACTAGCTCCAGCAGATGCGGCGATTGCAGCTTTAAAAGCCGTCGTTTTTTATGATGAAAACGGCTTACCAATGGCTAAAACCGCCGCTGAACCAGTGGGGGAGTAACGGCCCCTGTAATTGGCAAAGTAACGCCAACGGATGATGGGGCACAAATCGAATTATCTTAAATTTAGGAGGAATATTTAAATGGCAAATATTGCAGAATTATTTAGTCAAGCGACCGTTCTAGACTACGTAAACAACTTACCAATGAACACGATGGTTGGAGAACAACTTTTTCCAGCTCGTAAAATCCAATCATTAGAATTTGAATACTTAAAAGCTGGATCACGTATCCCAGTTTTGGCTCACGTCCATGCGTTTGATACTGAGGCAGAAATCGGTTCTCGTGAAGCATCAAAAAGCGCGCAAGAATTGGCTTATGTAAAACGCAAAATGCAATTAAAAGAAAAAGATTTAATCGCATTGAAATTTCCACGTACGCCAGAAGAACAAAAAATGATTGAAAATACTATCTATAACGATTTAGATAATACAGTCAATTCGGTTCGTGCTCGTTTGGAATTAATGCGTATGGAAGTGTTATCGAAAGGTACTGTCACAATCAAAGAAAATGGTCTTAACTTAACAGTTGATTATGGCGTTCCAAAAGAGCATAAGGCTGAGTTAAAAGATGCTCAACTTTGGTCTGATGATGGTGCTGATCCAATTGCTGATTTGCAAACTTGGGCTAACTCGTTAGACATTGCGCCAACTCGTATCTTAACTTCAACGCGAGTTCGTTCTCGTTTGCTAGCTCATCCAGCCATTGCAGATTACTTCAAAACTGCTGGCATTTTACCAACGGTTGGTAATCTAAACGCTGTCTTAGAACAGTTCGGATTACCTAAAATTGCGGTTTATGATTCTAAATATCGCGAAGCTGACAAGAAAGGTATTCTTACTGCTAAACGTTATTTTGATGATGATCGCTTAGTCATGATGAATGATTTGCTACAAGGCGAATCTGTCCACGGCTTAACGCCAGACGAATCTCGTATTGTCGGCTTTGGCACTAAAGACAGCATGGTCGGAAACGTGTTTGCTAAAGTATTTGAATCAGGTCAAGACCCAGTCGGTACTTGGACGTTAGCATCAACTACTATGCTTCCATCGTTCAAAGAAGCGGACAACGTGTTCCAAGCCAAAGTCTTATAGGCGGTGAGCTAAATGGCGGAAATGACGAATATGTTGAAAGAAATCAAGCTTTTCAAGGGGATAACAGACAACATACAAGACGATTTACTCGAATTAATCATCAGCGAGACTAATCAACGCATTATCGCTTTTATAAATCGCGGTTGCAAAATCAAAATCAAAGCCGTTCCGGATGAAATTTCGTTCATTGTTCGTGATGTTTCTATCGTTCGCTTCAATAAAATTAATAGCGAGGGCGCCACTTCCGATTCCGAAGAAGGGCGTTCTTTTACGTGGCAAGATTCATATCTTGACGGCTATAAAGGCTTTCTTGAGGACTATTGGGACGATGAAACAGACACGGTACATTACGGTGGAGATGGGATTGCGAGGTTTTATTGATGATTTATAACGAGCGATGTGTCGTTGTTACGCACGGGGTCAAAGAGGGCTATTTAGGTGATGAGTTGGGAAATCCGGTTGAAACGATTGTGCCTTGCGGCAGTTCTGACTTATCACTTGATGAGCAAGAGGCGGTGTTTGGCGTTGTCAATCGTGAGGCCGTAAAAATCCATTTGCTAGGGCTTTGGGTAATCGATAGTGTAATTTACCACGGGGTACCTAGAACGCCTGTAAGCTACAATTATCATCGGAATTCAACGGTCGTGATTGTGCAATGAGTAAAACCGTGCGCATCAAAGGACTGGATAAGTTTGTTGCTGACGTGCGGAAAAAGTCAAAGTCTGATCAGACTGCTATCGGTCAAGAAGTTCAGCGGTCGGGACTACGAATTGAAAAGTTAGCAAAGCGCAACGCCCCATGGGACACGGGCTATATGTCAATGTCTATTTATTCGTGGAAAGCGGGCGATTTCAAGAGCGAAATCATAAGCCCAGCTAATTACTCAATTTGGGTCGAAGAAGGCACTAGACGACAAGCCGCACAACCTTTTCTAGGGCCTGCGGTGGACAGCGACTATCCAGTATTTTTATCAAACATCAAGAAGATTGTAGGTGGTTAGTTGACTAATCAAATACACGCACCAACCACAGAGTATTTGCATGGGATATCCAAGAGGCTAAAAAGTCTTGGGTATCCCATTTATTTTGCTTTGCCAGGGCCGAAAGTTTTAGAGCCGTTTGTCGTAATTGGTACACATCAAGAAGATGGTAGTAAGACTGCTAAATTTGGAATGGCATTGGAAAAGATGTCGTTACAAATTGACATTTTTTTAGATGGGTCCAGTCGTACAAATGCTGAAGATATTTCGTACTTTGCAAAAGCGTTATTGAACACCAAAAACATTACTAGTGACATTCGAGAAGACACGTCAATTGGGCGGAAAACGTTCCATATAGTTGTCAAAACGAATGACTATATTTTTTAGGAGGTCATGATAAATGGTAGCAGAAACAATTAATAACGGCGTTAAAAAGTTTTCAGGAACGCCAATTAAAGGAAAAAACGTATGGTACTTTATTCAGTCGATTAAAGCGCCAGTTGGGTCACCTGCCTTATTGCCAGCCTTTCAAACGGAAGGCACAACGACAATTGGTGGCGATTCAATCGATGAACAGACCAAAATGGGCCGTATCATTCTGAAATCGACCGATGAACATAGCGTTGAGTTAACTCAATACTTTGCTCCAGATGATGAATCAATCCAAATTATCGAGGACGCAAAAGACACAGGCGACACTGTCAAAGTTTGGCGTGTTGTTGTAGATGAAGGCCTAGCGACCGAGGAAGCAGACGGCACAAAAGCATATCCAGCTAAATTCGGGTATGGATTGCCTGACGAATTGGAATATGACGAATCAGACGATTTAGTGGAAATCAACTATACGTTAAATATTGTTGGCGCATTGAAAAATGGTACATTCCCACTTTCGGATGAAGACGTGGCCATGATTGAAAGCTTGTACGATTTCCAACGTCCAGGCGAAACGACCGGAAATTATGATGAAATTAGCAAAGAACCAGTTACTGAACCGGCGGGGGAGTAATTAGCCCTACCGTCGGCAAAGTAACTCCGACGGATGATGGGGCTACCGTGGAACTATCTTAGAGAGGGTGAAATAAATGGCACGAACATTTGAAATTAATAAAAAAGATGGTACTAACGTGGTACCGGCTGGAGCTAGTCCGCTTACTATCACGGGCATTGCAGCCGGAACTGTGGTAGCGGCAGGCGATTACGTAGGTGTGGCAATTGAGGACACTAAGAAGTCTAAACCAGTTGACATTCCGGCATTTACCGTGAAACCTGCTGTTATTGCTGTTTCAGGCGTAACGTTAGACAAGACGGAACTAAGCGTAGCAGTAGCAGCTACTGGCAAACTGACAGCAACAATTGCACCAACTACAGCTACTAACAAAGCTATGACTTATAAATCAAGCGATGATAAGATTGCCACGGTTGGCACAGACGGGACCGTGACTGGGGTAGCGGCAGGAACAGCTACTATTACAGTTACAACAACCGACGCAGCTAAAACTGCGACGTGTGCTGTGACAGTAACTACTCCCTAAAGCGCCCCTGATAATCACCATTGATGGTGAAACGCAAACAGGGGAGTACGATGTTGAGGAGATTTCACAAGCAGAATTTTTGGCGCTCGTTGACACAACAACTTCCGGCGAAGGTGAGGGGCTTGAATTATGACACAATACACAATCCAACCTTGTAATTTGACCAATTATCAAATTTACAAAGAGCAAGGACTTCACCCACTGCCGTACATCTATAATTTAGATGATTTGTTGCTTGTTAACGATAAGCCGATTAAAAAAATAAATCTTGTGATGGAAGATGGAACAATCAATAATTATCGTCGGAACTGGTTACCAAAAGCAGGTGTGCCAGAAGAATTATTGGCCAATACGGAATATGCATTAGTACGCTATTATTCTTTTGAAATCGTAGCGCCTACCGATGAAGATTCCTATGGTCAATATGAACAACGACAAGAATTTGTTGAAACATTAACAACTGATACAACTGGCAATTTAGCGTTGCCAGACTTAGAAGAACAATCGATATATAAGCTATTCATTCCGGCCACTGGCGACGATGCCAGTACAATGGTTTGGACACCGGCTTATGACGATATTTTCAGCACTGAGGGCTAGCATTCGCTAGTTCTCTTTTTTATTTGAAATTTTAGGAGGACATAAAAATGGCATTTGAAATCGAAATAAAAGGCAAACCAATCTCAATCAAATTTAATTATCAAATGGTGTTTAAAGCTAACAAAAAATTAGCAAACAAAGACGAAAAAGGAAATTCGCAAAACGATGGAGCCGGGTCACTATTTGCTCGAATTATCGATGAAGATGATGACGCGATTGTAGATATTATTAAATTATATGTTGGCGATAAAGCATCTGAAAAGGATATTTTAGACGGCATTGAAAAATATGTAACGCCTGATGATGATTCAGAAAAAGACGAAGAAGAAGCGTATCAAGCGTTATTTGATAACGTAAAAGAAGAAATGCGTACGAGTGGTTTTTTCGTGAAAAAAGTAAAAAAATATCTGGAAAACATGGAGAAAGCTCAACAAATGTTAGCGGCGAAAGAGGACAGCAACAGCAAAGCGCAAGCGAAATCAATCAGCGAATTGATTCTGCAAATGAAGAAAGAGATCTCATAATAACTTGTGCTCATTTTGGACTAACTGATATTGAGCTAATTATGAACTGTTATCGATGGGAGTTGGCTGCTTTGCTCGAGGGCCTAGCGCTTAAACGACTAGACGAACGAGAAAATTTGGCAGAAATGACTTTCCATCTGCGATACGTATTAAACGCCAAAAAGCCAAAAATCAAAAAAGTTTTGAATAAGGCCAAAGAAGAAATAAAAATTAAACGGATATTCAGAAAATCTGAAGATGAAAAAGAGATTGATTCAGACCGCTTAGCAATGATTAAAAAGGCATCTGAATACTTCAAAAATAAAAATAGGAGGTAGCAAATATGGACGTTCAAGGTGCAATTCAAGCGGTTGTCGGAGCTGACGTTTCAGGGTATGAAAAAGCAATGTCAGACGTTGCAAGCATTGCCAATTCGACAATGGCTCAAGTTAGTAAGTCGTTATCAAGTACTGATTCGATAACACAAAAAGTAGCCAACATTTCAAGCACGCTCAAGTCTAGCCTGTCACAAGTAGCCTCATTAGTCCCTACGGGCTTGTCAGAGCCGTTTAACAAAGCTAGTGCATTGATACAACAAACACTGGCTAATATTGCTGAAAAGATACCACAGCCGTTTAAAACAGCCGGCTCGGCAATAGGCTCTGCGTTTTCTAGGGCTGGCGAACAGATCAAAAGTAGTCTATCCTCACAAGCTTCAATTGCTGCAAGTGCAGCTTCAAAAATCAGTTCCGCTTATTCAAGTGCGGCAAGCAAGATTCCATCGCCTTTTAAAACCGCATTTGCACAAATTGAATCAACAGCAGCCCATTTAAGCTCGACTATTACAAGCAAATTGGCATCGGGCTTTACGAGTGCTGGGAACAAAGCCGCTAATGCATTAAACAACATTACCAAATCAACTAAATCAGCTGAAAGTGGCACATCAAGCTTAATCAGACAAGTGGCTGGATTGGCTTCGGCATATGTGGGATTATCCACTATTACAAATGCTCTAAAAGGCATGGTCAGTGCGTTAGACCAAGGCTCAGCAACGTGGAAAACTTTTAACGG